GAAGAATGAAAAAACAACAGGAGGAAAACGCCTGATTCCCGGTAAACCGGGTTGCTGATTGCGAATTGTGATAATCAGCGTAATTTTTGAAATCGTGGCTTTTTAGCAAGCAGATAAAGCCTATACGGAAATCTACGCGTATAGGTGGCGTTGACTGAATACGATTTTATTTTGAAAGACAGAGTGCAGAAAATACAAACTATGACTGAATACGATTTTATTTTGAAAGGGTTTATTTCCTTTTCAGGTGGAAAAGATTCAACGGTTCTGCATTACCTTATGGACCTGGCAATTCCTGGAAACAGAATTCCGCGCGTTTATTTCAACACCGGAATTGAATACAAAGCGGTTTTAAATTTTGTAAAAAATCTTGCTGCAACTGATGACCGGATTGTAATTGTAAACTCTGGAATAAATATCCGTTCTATGCTTGAAGAAGTCGGATATCCGTTCAAAAATAAAGAACATAGTCAGAAAGTCAGTTATTATCAGCATAGCGGAATGGGAAAAACTGTTTTGAATTATTTAGGACAAGGAGACAAAAAAGATTTTCTATGCCCTGAAAAACTAAAATATAATTTTACTCCAGAGTTTCCGCTTAAAGTTTCTGATAAGTGCTGTTACAGGCTCAAAAAAGAACCGAGTGAAAAATGGAGCCGCGAAAACAACAAAACTATTACGATTACAGGCGTAAGACAGAAAGAAGGCGGATTAAGAACTTCTATGCAGGGCTGCGCGGTTTTCTATGATTCAGGCTGCAAGAGCCTTAAAAAGTTTCATCCGCTTTTTCCGCTTGAAGATTGGTGGCTTGATGAATTTATCAGACAGAATAAAATTAGGCTCTGTGAGCTTTATTATCCGCCGTTTAACTTCAAAAGATCCGGCTGTAAGGGGTGCCCTTATGCCCTGGACTTACAGAAACAGCTTGAAATTATGGCTCAGTATTTACCCGAAGAACGAAAACAATGCGAGCTGATATGGAGCAAAGTTTACGAAGAATATCGCAGGGTAAAATACCGCTTAAAATAAAATATTTTTTTTGTTTTTTATTATTGACAATAATACAAAAGCGTGCTATTATAAAAACATCAAGAGGAACGACACCTCTAAGGAGTAGAAATATGAATAAGAACTGGACAAAAGAAGGTTACAAACTTTATGCAATGAAAGATGGTTTCATCATGAATTTCACAATGGGATCATCTGAATCAATCGAAAATGAAATTCTTGCAAAAGGTTCCAGGAACTATGATTTCTGGCTTGTTGAAAAAGACGGAAAAATTGATTTTTTTTCAGTAAAAATTGATCCTATGGCTCAGGGTCTTGGAATAGAAATCACAAAAGAAAAAACAATAAGCGGAACTATCGTAGAAGATAAACGCTCAAATTATCAGGGGTTCGGAGCTATCGGCGGTGGTATTTGTGTTGATTTTATAAATTATAAAATAATCGAGAAAACAACTGAAACAAATAAAAATAAAATCAAAATCACACTTAACGGAATCAAGGTAAACGATAATTACATTCCCTGTTATTTTTCAATCGACAATTTATCTAACTGCGTTTGGGTTTATGCTAGAGATTACGGACGCGGAACTCTTCCAGAAGAACTTGGAGCTGTAACAAATGATACAGACAGCCGCGAAGATTATTTTGAAACTGATCACGTTGCAGTTACCCCATTAAACAAGTATTTCAATGCCTGTAAAAAATCGGCAATTTATTCAAGAATCAAAGATATGAAGTCAAAAATTAAATACTGTGAAAAACAGATTGCAATTTATATTTCAGGTTATTACCAGGAAATGTATCAGAAGGAACTTCTTGAAGCTCAAAACAGCCTTAAAAGTTATGAAGCTGAATATCAGAAAATAGCATAAAAAAAAAATGGCCGCCTGCTAAAACGACAGTGCAGACAGCCTTTGAAAACTACGGAGTAGAAATCGTATGTATTATATACGGCTCTCCGTTGTTTTGTCAAGGTAAAGGAAAAACAAAGGGTTATGCGTGAAAATAACCCTAAAAAAATATAAGGAGTTTTTTAAAATGGAAACAAGAAAAATTGTTAGAGCAAATGGATCAGGAGTGTTCTTTGGAGAAGTTGAAAAAATTGAAGGAACTACTGTAACTTTAAAGAATGCACGCCGCTTGTGGTATTGGGGTGGCGCAGCTAGTCTTTCGCAGCTTGCTCAGGAAGGAACTTCAAGACCTGAAAATTGCAAATTTCCTATCCCAGTCGAAGAAGTTGTTGTTTTTAACGTTTTGGAAATTTTATCTGTTACAGATAAAGCGGCAAAAAGTATTGACGGTGTAAAAATATGGAAAGCATAGAAGAACAGTTTAGAAAATGGATTAAAAGCTTCGGCGACGGCTACGGCTCAAACATTATTATTAAAATGTTACATAAGAATTTCGTTTTTGAAATTGACGGAATGGCTTTTATTCCTTTAAAAGTAAAAGAAAGTTTTGTTGCAGGAATTTCAGTTTCAAAAAAAGACTTTTCTGAAACCAAATGTTTTCTTGGAAAATTTGAAAATTGTATTGCTCATGGAAATTCAATTAAAGAAGCTATACTTTCAGCGCAAGAAAAATACTTTTCAAGTTTTGATTTTGAACAGAAAAAAGAACATCTTTTGAAACTGTTTGAAGAAAAAGGAAAGCTTTCTGTAAAAGAGTTATATTTTTGGCATGGAGCTTTAACCGGTTCCTGCAGTTTTGGACGCTCTGAGTTTCAGAAGGAGCATAATTTAAAAGATGATGATTTATTGTCGCTTTCAGAATTTATAAAACTAACTGAAAATTCTTTTGGTGGTAAAAAAATTAAACTTTTAAAAAATAAAAATGGAGAATAACATGGAAGAAGAGAAAAAAGAAAAGAAATACACAGGCAGAGGCGGGTATCACGGCGGCGGAAGAAAACCAACAGGACGTCAGAAGATTTATGTGAATACTACGATTTCGGGGCTTCCTGAAGAAATTGACGCCTTAAAAGCTATAGCTAAAAAAAGCGGAAAAACTTTAAGCCGCCTTGTTATTGAATCGTTTCTAGAAAAATCTGGTGAATAATTATGGATTAAGCAGCGGTTTTATAATCTTTAAGGAGCTGAAATGTCTGAAACATATTTAGGAAAACTTGCTGAGGCTGCTTTTGAAATTTACTGGAAAGAAATTGAAAAACAATCCTATCCAGGTGTGAAAACAATTCTTGAAAAAAGTAAAAGCTCTTACCGCCTTATTTATATTCAGGGATTTCTTGACGGTTTCAAGGTTTCCAATCAATTTTAGTAAGTAACTTCGTATGAAGTGAAAAATAAGCGGTTCACCTGCTTAAATGGTGAAGTTAGCCAAGATTTTCGGCTGATCTGTTTGCAATGGATATAAATCGCAGGTCAGCCGTTTTTTTTTCTAAAATTTATTTTAGGTTTTTCTATATTTTTTTTGTTTATTACTATTGACTTTTTACAAATACTATGCTATTATAATAATCAGATAGGGGGAAACGACAGGCCCTCAAGGAGTAGAAATATGACAACTTTTACACAAATCGAAAACGCTTACAACAACTCAACACTTACAACAAACCTTTTTGAAAAGGCTGTAAAATCTTTAGCCGTAAAATCTTACAAAGACGGCTCTAGCCTTTGTTTTCTTTTCGCAGACAATTCTGAATTGAGCTGCGATTCCTTAGACCCTTTCAATCTTAACTATGCAACTTTTGTATCAGGTGATTTATCACTTGTTGCAGAACTTAAAAAAATCGCTTAATTTTTAATAGCCCCGAAAGGGGCAGGATGCAAGTTATGAATGAACAATACACTACAGAAAATTTGAAAGAAGGAACGGGAGTTGCGTTTGATTGGTTCGGCGGTAAAGTAATTTTTACTTCTGATAAATTAGAAGAAAGGAAAGCTGATAACGCAATCAGAAAGATTTATTTTAATTTCGATAATACGAAAATTAAGAGAGTAAAATAATAGCATAAAAAACATTGACAAAATAAAACTATCGAATTATTATGAGTTTATCACAATTTTTTCAAACTCTTACGGATTGCGATAAAAAAGCCAGCCCGCGGCAACGGACTGGCTTTTTTTTTAGATATTTACTTCTTTTTTTGATTCAATTTTACTTGTATCAATGAAGCAGGCTACAACAGCAATTGCGGCGGTTCCGCAGGCTGCTACAGCTCCAAGAATCAGCGATTCTTTTGGCAAATCAAACAGCGGAATAATTGTTTCCGCAGCCGTTACAACTGCGCCGATAATTCCGGCAATAATAGCGTAAGTTTTCTTACTCATTTTTTTCCTCCTGGTATTTTTTTACAAAATAAATTATTATTCGTCAATCATTGCAGAAACAGTTTCTCCCCAGGCTTCCCACTCTTCAACAAGATATTCATAATATACAAGTAAAAGAGCATAATCCTTTAATTCTTCCGGGGCCTTCTGTTCCTGTCTTTGAGGCTTTGGCGGCAATATTATTTCCAGATCTGTCTTAGTAGACGTGCAGCTTTGAATTGTTAGCAGTGACAATAGCAGAAATAATATCGGCAATTTCTTCATCAGATTCTGCATTATTGATTTCATTCTCAATTTTATCCTTTTCATTCTTCAACTTCATTATTTCTTCCGCGTGTAAATAAAGATAGCTGATAGATTCATTTTTTTTCTTGATTTCATCTTCAAGAGCTTTATTTTCTTTCACCTGCTTTATGTACTTTTTAACAAAAATAACAAGTGCAATACTTACAATTAAAATAATTAAAATCAAAATCAGAGTTAAGGTCATTATTCGCCGCCTAATTTAATTTCTTTTATTTTATCCATGATTAAATTAAAATACACTGGTACAAAACAGGCAGCAATTGCAAATCCTGAGAAGATAAAATCTGTAATTGGAATATGTTCCCTCCCAACAATTTCATTGACAAACTGAAATGTACACCAACCTGCAACCCATACTGCTGCAATAATCTGCGCCCATAATGACGCAGGCTTTGCATGGATTCCTTTTTCTGTCTTGATTTCTTCTGCCATTTTAATTTACTCCTTTTATTTTTAAGACCCTCATTTCTGACGGATCTCCATTTTCTACACAATTTGACTGTTGAAGAGAATTGAAAGCTATGCGGCCATTCTCAACCCCGACCCAATGCCCCAAACCGTTAAATACAAAACGAACAGGAGTTCTTTTTTTTATATTCTTTATTGATTTGATTTTTACCTTTTCCAGAGATTCTAGGGTTCTTCCTGTAAGATATTTTATTGCTTTGCCCCAATAAACCGTGCATTCTTCGTCAATTGCACCTTCTTTTTTTAAGTCATACAGTGTTTTAATTGCGTCTATATCTTCCGGTTCAATGCCTAAACACCATAACAGGGTAAAAGCACAACATCCCCATTTGGCTATTGACTCTAAATCTTTATTAGAAAACATCTGATTTAATTCTATTGCTAACGTTTGCGGATTTTTCATTTTTTCTTTAAACTCCTATGTTGTAAAAAGTTTTACAAGAGAAATAATAATTCCAATTCCCTCACCAATCATTCCGATTAACAGGGCAATAATTTTCATTTGATATTTTTTTTCAACATCAGAAATATTGTTGTTCATTTCTGACATTGCAAGCTGAATCTTTATATCCATTGTTGATTCCATTTCCTTTGCTATTTCTTTCGGCATATTTTTTATATCACTTTTTATTTCTTTAATATCGCTTTCCATCTGAAGCACCTTATTTTCCATAACTTCCGCGTTCATACCTACCTCCTTGCTCTGGCAATCCTTTTTTCGAGAACGACCGAATAAGACTCCATAAAAACAATCTGCTCTTTAAGTAAATTTATACTTTCTGAATCTGCACCATAAGGAGGATTTTCAACAGCTTTCTTTGCCTTTGAAATTCGCCCGTCGAGTTCCTTTTTTTCAATTATCATTCTTTCAACGTATTTTTGCATTTTTCTGTTTCTATTATAACCTAATTTTTATTTTTTGCAACTTTTACACTAATCCAGCCAACGCCTGCAAAGCACTTTCAACTGTTGTGTAAGTCTGACCGCCGATTGTAATTGGTGTCGATAGTTCTGTATTTTGTTTAGATGGCATTTTGTAATCACTCAAATCATAATACTTAGGTGTATTGGCTTTATTCTGATACAGAGCTAATACTTCTGTATCAGATAAGGCTCGGTCGAAGAAAAGGAAGTCATCAAGTTCACGTTCTGCTTTTCCTTGCTGTAAATCTAGGTGTCGCCCATTTACTGTTAGTTGCTTAAATCCTTGATTTACGACAGTTATTACGGCTTCCTTAACTAAACTTCCGTTTACATAAATCTTGTATCTGTTACCATTACCTTCTACCGTTGTAATAACTGTAATATGATTCCACGTTCCAATTGATAATATGTTTGCATTTGTCGTAACAAATGGACCGCCAGAAGCACCTACTTCTATAGACCTGTTCTGATTTACAACAATACCTTCATCTGTTCCTGTGGTACCGTCACGACCGTCAATTATATTCTGTCCTTGACTTAATTCACTTGGAAATCTCAACCAAACTGAAAATGTATATGGTGGGGCTTTTTGAAAAGATGTGTTTCTGATTGGCTTGTAAGAATCTTTAAATGATTTGATTGCTTTACCGCTTATACCTTGCGTAACGATTGAACCATAATTAGTACCGTTCCATTGTCCGTTAGCATTGTCTATGACAGGAGTTGAGTAACTGCCGTCACCGATGTAGATTTGTTCGACTGTGAAAGTACAAGAATTACCTTCACCTGTACAAGTAAGATAAAAAGATTTGTTTGTTGGAGCAGAATTATCGTGTAGATAACAAATAGTATGTTCACCAACGGTATTTATAGTTTGTATAATATTACTGTATCCATTTCTCGCTTCGAGTGTGCCTGTCAAAGAAGTTACATTCAAACGTAATTTTAATATTTTACCTTGAATGAAAATATCCCTCATATAGATACCTGTATACAAACCGCCAGTAATAACACATTTAAGATTCCCGTTGTCATTACTTCTTGTCGCTCCTGCATTAACATAGAAAGCGTAATCTGTACTCTGTATATCATAAGTATTATTATCCAATAACTTTACATCTGCCGTTCCGTCTGGATAGTCTGGAACTTCATCAAAGGAATAATGCAGAACTGCGTCTGTGGGTAATGAACTTGCTATGTCTGTAAGTTGCTGAACGCTAGAAGCAACTGCATCACTTGTTGCAGGCTGAGTATTTCCGCTTTCAATTGTTCCGGTTGCCGTTGCACCCTGTGAAAGAACATTTCCTTCAGCGTCTACATAAATTATGGCAACATAAGTTCCCGAATTAAGAATAAGATTTGTTTTACCTGTCACCCCTGTTGTCAAAGTGAGTTTACCACCGCCTAACTGCTTGAACCATACGTGATAAGTTTTAGCACCTGTCTTTTCCGAATCATAATATAATTGGAAAGTGCTTCCACCGCTTGCACATTCGCCTGTAAAGCCGATTGTATCATAAATTACATCGGCTTTTGGCTGAGTTGTATCTGTTGGAATTGTATAGTATTTTACACTATCCGTTGATTTTGTTTTATTGCTTGCTTTCTGAATCTGTTTCAAAATCAACTGCAACTGTCTTGATAAATCATTCTGCGGTTTACCGAAACTGAATTCTATTCCGTACTGTCCCCAAACCCAGTGTTCAGTCACAGAAAGAATCTGAGCCTTTGCAGATTTACCGCTGAAGGCTAAAGTGATTGTATCGCCGATGTTGTACTGTTCTTTGAAAACATAAGGTGATTTTGAAAGTCCGTTTCCTGATATGTTCAAAGTCTGACCGTATTGAGTAAGCATTGCAAGAGCTTCCGCTTCATATTCTGATTCGCTTGTCATGGAACTTTGATTGTCCCAAGCTTCGTATCGTTCCAAACCTTCAGGAGTTTCGCCTTCCGTTTCAATTTCGCTTTCGTAAATATCGCGGTCAGAACCTGTTCCCTTACCACCTACATAAATTGTATTTGCAAACGCTTCCGCTGAATCCGTAAACTGACCGTTACTTAATGAATCAAAATCCGTTGAAAATTGAACCTGGTTTGAAAGGTCTGAACCTTGATAAACTTCAAGAGTTAAAGAACCGTCAAACTTTACGCGCCAGCCGATTTCCGATTGAGTTGCTATTGTTACCAAAGTATCATAAAGGTTTGAAAATGCTTCTGCAACTGAATATTCCTTTCCGATTGCTGCACTTGAATCAGGAATTGTATTTGTTACCGGGAGTTGTCGTTTTGTTTCTGCACCGCTTCCGCACTGAGATTTAATTAATTCCCTTAAACACAATTCACCTTTCGCAGTCATCGTCCAGTTTTCTTCATTGTTTAAATTCTTGATTATTCTACGCTTAAATATGAATCTTGCGTCTTTACCTGTAATCGTTCTTATCTGGCTTCCTTTTCCATCCGCGCCGATTGAATCTGTAATTGTAAGGATTTCGCCGAACATATAGGAATCATTTCCGAACTGAATCCACATTCCACGCTCAAACTTCAAGGCATTAGGAATGTTATAGTTTATCGTGATTGTGAAATCTCCTGCTTCGTACAGGTTATGGGCAAAGCTGATTTCTTGGTAATCGTCAATAATTGCCTGCAAAACAAAAGAGTTATTTTCATATTTGTAAAGTTTCAAGTTTATTTGTTCTTTAAATCTCATCATCTTCATCATCCTTTTTTCTTGAAGTAACGTAAAAAGCAGAAACAATCAGAGCAACAAACATTATACCGAAAAGTATTCCAAAAAACACGCTCATTTTTTACTCCTTAATAATATTATAAAAGCTGACAGCAGAATTATCATTTTATACCCCGATGTATTTCTGTCTGAATTTTATTCTTACAACCATATTTCCGCCGTCTTTGTTTATTCTGAACTGGTTGTCACCAACACCTAAATTCATTCCAATATCAGAATCAGCGGATATGTTTTGAATTTGGTTTTCTGCAAGAGAAAATACTGAATAGAGGATTGTTCCACTGTTTCCTACAACGACAAATAAGTTTAATTCATCTGAATAGGTTATGCCATTTAAAATAGTTGAAACTCCACTTGTTCTACTTGTCCAAGTTATTCCGTCAGAACTTGTTAGAATTATTCCTGATTCACCAACCGCTACAAATAAGTTTAATTCATCTGAATAAGTTACACTTCGTAAAGTGGATGAAACTCCACTTATTTGACTTGTCCAAGTTATTCCATCTGAACTTGTTAGAATTGTTCCACTGTTTCCTACAACGACAAATAAGTTTAATTCATCTGAATAAGTTACACTTCGTAAAGTGGATGAAACTCCACTTGTTTGACTTGTCCAAGTTATTCCATCTGAACTTGTTAGAATTATTCCAGAAGAACCTACTGCTACAAACAAGTTTAATTCATCTGAATAGGTTATATTTTGTAAATTAGCTGAAACTCCACTTGTTCTACTTGTCCAAGTTATTCCATCTGAACTTGTTAGAATTATTCCAGAAGAACCTACTGCTACAAATAAGTTTAATTCATTTGAGTAGGTTATGCCATTTAAAATAGTTGAAACTCCACTTGTTCTACTTGTCCAAGTTATTCCATCTGAACTTGTTAGAATTATTCCAGAAGAACCTACTGCTACAAACAAGTTTAATTCATTTGAGTAGGTTATGCCATATAAAATAGTTGAAACTCCACTTGTTCTACTTGTCCAAGTTATTCCATCTGAACTTGTTAGAATTATTCCAGAAGAACCTACTGCTACAAATAAGTTTAATTCATTTGAGTAGGTTATGCCATTTAAAATAGTTGAA